CTATATGAAGATGTTGTTATTCCTCTGCTCGACGATACCAAATCTACTCTGAACCTGAGAATCAAATCAATGTACCCCGAAATCGGGATGATATCATATGATGTCTCGAAGGTTGCAGCCTTGAGGGGAGACTTCAACAAGAAAGTGGAGTCAGCAAAAAATCTCTTCGGTATGGGCGTTCCTTTCGAGGAGATAAATGCAAAGCTGGAATTAGGCTTTGAAGAGTTCGAAGGTTGGGATGTTGGTTATCTTCCATTCAATCTGACGCCCTCCGGAACTCAGCCGGTACAAGAATCAGAAGAAGATATAGAAAAGAATGAGCCTTGGTTTAAGGAACTCAGGGAACGTGTCGCCAGTATGACCAAAGCTCTCAACCTAGATACCGAAGAGAAGAAGATAATCCACTGGAAGCGGATAGATGATCGGAGAATAGGCTGGAGTAAGGTAATAGCGAAAAAGGTGGAGCCCCTATATATAGCAGAAGGTAAGAAGGTAGTTAAGGCATATATAGGTAGTGGTTCTGCAGGTGTTGAGGCAGCCATAAAAGGAAGTAAAAAGGATTGGACGGACTTAATCAAGTCAGTGTCATATGCCTTGATAGAGGATTTCGGTAACGAAATAGCAGAAGACTTGGACGGTGAACCATCAAAGGGTGAATTCCCTACTGAACTGAGATGGATATTCGACCCGTTTAGTGCTGCTGTGAATGCTTGGATAGCAAAACATGCCGCCGAGAGCGTTACCTCAATACTTAAAACCAGCATCATTGATGTACATAGAATTATTCAGAAGGGCGTCGCTGATGGTATTGGCACACAGAAAATAGCTAAATCTCTCAGAAAATTCTATGATGAGAAGTCAGCCTGGAAGGCGATGAGAGTTGCCAGGACTGAAACCTCAATGGCAGCTGGTTATGGACAAAGAGAAGCAGCGTTACAGTCCGGCGTAGTAAAGACTCACAGCTGGATTAGCTCAAGGGATGATAGAGTCAGGGATAGCCATATAAGAGCAGATGATGGTCAGGCTATACCACTCAGCCAGCGCTTCAAGAATGGGCTGCTCTATCCTGGAGATAGTGCAGGTGGACCCGGTGAAATTGTTTATTGCCGATGTGTCGAGAGTTTTGGTACTAAGTAAAATATTTTTCAGGAGGAATGACATAGAGCGTATATTGGATTATAGTTATTCAGAGTTGATATCAGTCAGCTTTGATTTATTGCCATCTGGTATAGCCAATAAACTAAGTGGAACTCACTTTTTTACTGGAACAGACCCTGTCTTTGCTGGTTTATTTGACTATTCAGAAACTAGTGATGGTAGGTCTTATCAGGATGTTTGGTGTGTAGCCTATCCTGAACATCTAACTATGTTATCTAAGATACGCAGACAGACTACTGTTATAATGCCAGCACTCAATAAAGGTCGTCCTTTATGGACATTGCCGATGATAGTAATCCATGAGTTAGGGCATATACTCGATGAGATATTGGGATTCAGCCATATAGCAGAGCCTATAACTGAATATGCTAAGGTAGATAGAGCAGAAGCCTTTGCTGAGGCATTTACAGTCTGGTTGAATCCAGCATATAGTCTTTATTATAAAGTCCGTGAGGAAGGTGTGGATAAAGGAACATTAGCACTATTCAGGGAACTAGAAATAGCATGGAGGTAATAAAATAATGGAACGTAAAACAATCAAATTTGAGGTCAAGGAAGTCAATGAAGACGAAGGTACTTTCACAGGCTATGCCTCGACCTTCACTGACATACCAGATAGCTATGGTGATGTGGTAGACAAAGGTGCTTTTAAGAAAACAATCAAAGAGAACAAGAATCGTATTAAACATCTTTGGAATCATAGCTTTATGGAACCAATCGGTAAGCCAGACGAACTATCTGAAGATGACACAGGGCTATTAGTGAAAGGGCGGCTTGTCCTCGGTGTCCAGCGTGCAAAGGAAACCCTTGCCCTGATGAAGGCTGGCGTAATCAATGAAATGTCTATTGGTTTCGATACTATAACCGAAGCCATAATCAAGGGAGTTCGACATCTTAAAGAGGTTAGACTTTATGATGTCTCACCTGTGACCTTTGCGGCTAATCAAACCGCAGTAATATTTGATGTCAAGGCTATTGAGAACGCACTCAATAGTAAAGATATAGAGCCAGTCAGGGAAGCCGTTGCCGCTCTCCAGGCACTTTGTGATAGATACGATGGGAAACAGGAGCCGGATAATTCCACTCTTGACCCTGAGTTAAATCAGGAAGCCGCAGATATGGAGTTACTGGTGACAGCTCTTAAAGCTGGTAACATAAAACTCGATGAAGAAAAAGCTAAGAAAGCCATCGAGTCCATGCTTGAGCTAATGAAAATAACTAAAAAGGAGACAAAACCGTGCCTGAATTAAAAGAACTAATTGAACAAGCAATGGTCGAGCTGAAGGCAACAGCCGAACGACAGGATGCGGAGATTGCTAAGTTCTCAGAACCTCTGGTCGAGACCAAGGCAGAGGCAGTAAGAATTATGGCCCGCATCGACGACCTGGAGGTTAAGCTCCAGAGGCAAGCACTTCCATCGGCATCTAGCTTACCCAAGCCGGGTGAGGGGACTGAGGAAGACAAAGCGAAGTCGAAAGCCTTTTACAACTGGGTAAGAGGAGGCAAGTCTGCACTCGAACCAGAAGAGCGCAAGGCACTGGTAGAGGACGGAACCGGACAATATCTGGTCGAACCAGAGTTGGACATGGAGATAGAGCGCACTCTGCCAAAACTGAACGTTTTGAGACCTCTCTGTAAAGTCCGCACCATCAGTAAGGATAGGCTGAAGCTAAAGAGCCTGTCTGAAGTAAGCGTTGGATGGGGTAGCCTGGAAACCGGAGCCGATATCGAGGAGTCGAATATGACTCCTGGAGTACCGACTTACCAGTATGTAGAGGACCTTTACGGACTGGCTAAGATCGGTGAGGACGAACTGGATGACAGCGACTTCAATCTGAGGGCACTCTTAGGCGAGTCATTCAGCCGTGCTATTGCTGAGGCAGAAGAGACAGCCTTCTGTGTAGGTGCTGGACATGACTCCGAGGAACCGGAAGGCTTTACTGTCAATGCAACAATCCTCGCAGCTACTCGCAGCGCTACAACGTCGAACACCTGTATTATCGAAGACTTCCTGAGACTGACCTATGATTGCCCGGCTCAGTACCGCAAGAATGGCTCATTCCTTGTGAAGTCCTCGACTGAACTGTTGCTAAGGTTGCTCAGGTCAGAAACAGACGCCACCTATAAAGGCCCCTTTCTCTGGCAGCCAAGCGTCCAGGCTGGACTTCCTAACACCTTCTTAGGGTATCCGATATATCCCCAGGAAGACCTGACAGCCTATGCTGGAGCAGTTGCAGTGGTAGCCGCCTTCGGTGACTTCAAACAGGGCTATCGCATTCTTGATCGCAGGGGTATTACTCTGCAAAGGCTGGTCGAGCTTTACGCCGAGGCTGGACTTGTCGGATTCAAGATTCGAAAGCGCACCGGTGGGTCGGCGATGATGCCTTCCAAGAAAGCAATCTGCTTACTTTCCGACAAGGCATAAAGCAGATAAGCGAATAGAGTAAAATATATGGGGCGGTGAAAATGACTCCGCCCCAAAGGAAAGGTGAAAAATGGTTGCAAAAATACACAGGACACATATCCCCGGAGTGGGTGAAGCGATTGTCCATATACCAGGAGGCGTGCCTTATGAGGCTGACGATATCCAGCAATTCCCCTTAGGCTCTTATATGAGGGTTGGCAACAAGGAGTTCATCTATGCCAAAGCTGGCGGAACTCTGAATACCGACTTAGGAGCCAAGAATGTTGCCCGCCAGGCCGTTGCTTTTAATAACGTGGCAAGGGCATACGATGCGGGGGTGACTACGGTCATCGTTGACGTGGCTGCCTCTGATGGCGATGGCAGTGGTAACATTGCTGTAAATGCCCTCGTAGGGGGTGAAATCCTCTTTTTCCCTCACGATGAGAACTCATTCTCCAGAGGAATAATCAGTAATACTGTAGTTTCCGGTGGTGGAGAAATGACCGTTGGGCTTGACTCTCCTACCCCGGTTGCTTTAACACTCGATACTGATGATATGGAATTGATGGCCAGCCCTTATTATTCCGTTCAATCTTCAACTGATGCCGTTGCTACGGTAATGGGTATCCCCACGGTAGCAGCTACGGTCGGTCAATTCCTATGGCTACAGGTTAGTGGCCCGAATTGGATTGCCCCTCAAACAGATGTGGGCGCCGCTACA